ACAGAGGTGATTTAATTGGTAGCTAGAAAAAATATTAAAAAGAAAGAAATGAGACTAAATATTGTTTTGGTATCATTTCTTTCTCCTATAGGTGAAAGAAATGAGTGATGGAGATTTATTAGAAAAAGTTAAAATAGGATTAAGTGTTAGTGGTAGTTTTAATGATAATACACTTAGCATAAAAACTATAGCTGTAAAGCAGTATATGCTTAATGCCGGAATAACAGAAGAAATAATTGAAACTGAATTAGGTATTGCAACTCTCACAGTTGGAGTTATGGACTTGTGGAATTTAGACAGCGGAGAAGTGAAATTTAGTTATGCTTTTGATATGTGCTTAATGCCACAACTTAAGGTGGTGAGTATGCCAGATGTTTAAACCTAATGTACAGCAATTTACTACACCAATAAGGATACAGCATAGAACTATTATAAATGTTAGTGGTGATGATGAAATAGATTATAATTCTGAAAGCCATATAAGTTATTGTAATTGGAAAAGCATGGGTGGAACTGAGAATGTAGAAAGTGGTGTTCGAGCAGTATATGATACTGCAACTATAATAATGTGGTTTGATCCTAGTATAAGTGAATATGATAGAGTTTTATTAAATGATGATGAAACTCTAGTTTATAGTATCGAAAATGTAGAAAATGTAGAGAAAAGGAATATGTTTTTGATATTAAAAGTTAAACGTGTAGTAAGTGTTCAAGCGAGGTGATATTATGAGCACAATTAATGTTGATGGACTTGCAAATGCTATAGTACAAGAACTCCAAAACTACTCACAAGAGGTAACAAATGAAATTAAAAATAATGTTGATGTTGTAGCAAAAGAAGTCAATGAAGAAATCAAAAAACATATCTCATTTAAGCAACACTCTGGTGACTATGTAAAAGCATTTAGAATTAAAAATGCATATGAAGATGGATATAAGAAAGTTAATGTGTGGTATGTAGGTAATGGGCAATACAGGCTAACTCATTTATTGGAAAAGGGTCATGCTTTGCATCAAGGAGGGAGAGCAAGGGCTTTTCCTCACATTAAATATGGAGAGGAAATTGCGAAAAAACGTATGGAAGAATTAGCAAAGGAGGCTATAGAAAATGCTGGACGTTAAATCATGGCTTGAATCTACAAGTATGCAAGTAGCAGAAAATTGTTTTTTAAAGCCTCCATCACTCCCTTATATTGTTTTTATTCTAGATGAAGATGTAGGTGGCGCTGATAATAAAAATTGTATATCGAATAGAGGAGTAAATATTGAATTTTATTCAAGCAGGATAGATCGTGCTTCAGAACAAAAAATAGAAAATTTATTAAATGAAAAATCGATAGAATATAAAAAAAATCGTACATGGATTAAAACGGAAACGTTTTTTCAAACTGTATATGAATTTCAATTATTAGAAAAATTTTAGGAGGTTTTATATATGTCAACAGCAGACGATAAAATTGTTTTAGGAAGCGGAAAGCTTTATACCACAGAATTTACAAATGGAACAATCCCAGATGATGCTACTATTGAAACAGAAGCAAATTTATTAGGATTAATTCAAAAGGGGGCTACTGTAGTTTATAAACCTAAATTTTATGAAGCTACGGATGATTTAGGTCTTGCAAGTAAAACTATTCTAACTGATGAAGATGTAACTTTAAAAAGTGGAGTAATGACATGGTGTGGAAAAACATTAGCAAAACTTTGCGCAACTGCCAGAGTTACAGAAGCAGCAGGGAAAAGAACAGTAAAGATAGGTGGCGTTGGAAAGCAGGATGGTAAAAAATATGTTATTAGATTCGTTCATGAAGATCCTGTTGATGGGGATATAAGAGTTACCATTGTTGGTAATAATCAGGCTGGTTTTTCTCTGGCCTTTGCAAAAGATAAAGAAACTGTTATTGATGCAGAATTCACAGCTTCACCACTAGATGGTGATGGAACTAAAATTATTTACGAAGAGGATATTCCAGCAGAATAAATTGAGATTAATGGAGGGTAAAAATGTTTGATGTTAGTAGCATAACTAAAAGATATTTTGATATAAAAATAAAAGATTTGATGCTGGAAGTTGAAGCACCAAATCTTACAACTATGAAGAAAATATTAGTTCTTACAGGAGCATTAAATGAATCTTCTATGGAAGACCTAGGAGAAGCAGTAGAAATAATATTAAATAAAAATAAATCTAATTATACAGTACCATCAGAGATTATTAATGATGAACTTGAGTATGATCAACTAAAAGCAATTGTGGTTAATTTTCTTCAATGGGTAATACTTAATAAAAAATCCCCAAACTAAAGATCCCTTATTATCCTGAAGATGATGAAGATAATGAGGGACATTACAAAGTAAATACTGTGGAAGAAAAAATAGTTTCTGAATATACAGGATATAATTTTGATAGGCTGGAAGAGTTGAATGTATTTGAATTCTGGTTATTACTTAGGGATGCAATAATTTATAATAATAAGCAAACGAAGGCAGGCCGAGAACACCTTGAGAATTGTTGGCGTATAGATCAAACTGAACCAGATAGAAAAAGTATAAGAAGAAAATTAAGTGGAAAGTAGCTTATTAGTTTAACGGCTACTTTTCATTATTTTTTAAGGAAAGGAGGGTAATAATGGCAAATAATATTAAAGGTATAACAGTTGAAATAGGCGGTAATACAGCACCATTAGATAAAGCATTAAAAGATGTAACTAAAAACAGTAGAGACCTTCAAAATGAATTAAGACAAGTAAACAGGCAATTAAAGTTAGACCCTTCAAATACTGTTTTATTAGAACAGAAACAAAAATTACTTGCAGAAGCTATTACTAATACTAAAACTAAGCTTGAAACATTGGAGAAAGCTGAGGAACAAGCAAAAAAGCAACTTAAAGATGGTAACATAGGTGAAGACCAATTTAGAGCATTGCAAAGAGAAGTTATAAAAGCAGCAAGTGATTTAAATAAATTTGAATCTGAGCTGAAAAACACTAAAAAAGCTGCAGAAGATAATGAAGGTGTTATGGATAAATTATCTTCTAGTGTAAAAAAAACTTTTTCAGATATTGGTGATAGTGTAAAAAATGGTATAGGCCTTTCAATAGGTCATGATATATGGGATAAATTTAAAGAAGGATCTGTAAGTGTATTAACTTTTGGTTCGGATGCACAGAAAGCTATGAATCAATTACAGGCATCTACTGGAATGTCTACTATAAGCTTAAATGATATGAAAAGTACTATGACGGATATTTATAATGACAATTTTGGAGAAGATTTTTCAGATATAGGTCAAGCTTTAGGAGTAATTCAGCAAAATTGGCATGGCAATTCTAATGAAATTAAAGGGTTAACCGAAAATGCTTTACTTCTTAGAGATACTTTTGATTTTGATGTCAATGAAAGTTTTAGAAGTGCTAATATGTTAGTGCAACAATTCGGATTAAGTGGTAAAGATGCTTATAATCTTATTGCACAGGGAGCACAAAATGGACTTGATAAGAATCAGGATCTCTTAGATTCTGTTAACGAATACTCTACACAATTTAAAGGGTTAGGTCTTAATGCACAAGATATGTTTAATATGCTTCAAAATGGTGCTAAAAGTGGAACGTTTAGTGTTGATAAGTTAGGTGATGCAGTTAAAGAATTTGGTATACGTGCTAAAGATGGGAGTAATACTACCCAAGATGCGTTTCAACAATTAGGTTTAAATGTTCAGCAGACAGAAGCTAAATTTGCAAAAGGTGGAGATACTGCGAAACAAGCTTTTCAACAAGTTAATGAAAAATTATTAGGTCTTAAGGATCCTTTAAAACAAAATCAAATAGGTGTTGAACTTTGGGGTACTCAATGGGAAGATTTGGGTAAAAGTGGTATATCATCTTTAACTAATCTTAATGGTTCTATTAATACTAGTAAAGATGCTTTAGGAGAAATGAATAAAGTAAAATATAATGACCTAGGTTCAGCTTTTGAAGGCATAAAGAGAAACTTAGAAACTGGCATATTGTTGCCAATATCAGAAAAAGTACTTCCTGAACTATCAGATTTCTCAAATTGGTTTATAGAAAATATGCCTGATATTAAAGAAGAAGTAGGCAATGCAATGGATGAAGTTTTACCTATAATTGAAGAATTGGGAAAAGGATTAAAGTTTTGTACAGAAAATGCAAGTACACTTATTCCTGTAGTTATAGGATTATCAGGAGCTCTTGGAACTTTGAGTGTTTTAAAAACGATTGTTTCTACTATTGGAACAATTAAAGATGTTGCTACTGGATTAGGTTTAATAAGTGTTGCAGCAGAGGGAGCAGGAGTTGCTAGTGGAGGCTTACTAGCTGGGTTGGGTAGTTTAGCTATTGCGGCAGCACCATGGCTACTTGCTGGAGCAGCAGTAGTAGCACTTGGGGTTGGAATCCATCATGTTATGACCGAGCGGGCAACTCCGGCAGTAGACCTATTTGCAGATAAAGTAGAAACTACGACCAAAACTGTTAAAGACAGCAATGGACAGATGCAACAAAGTTTTGATACTACAGTAACAAAGATAAGCGGAGGGACAAAACAGGCAGTAGGCGCTTATATGAAACTGAATGATGATGCACAAAAATCATTGTCTAAGTTATATGTAAACAGTACTGTAATAACAAATGAAACTGTACAATCTTTAACATCTAAATATAATGATATGGGTAGTAAGATTAAAGCTGGAATGGATAAGCATTCTAATGACCAATTAAAGTCTATGCAACAATTTTATCAAAAATCCAATGTATTATCTGATGCAGAAGAGCAAGCTTCTTTGGCAAGTTTACAGAAAAATAATAATACTAAAAAGGTGCAAATAGATAATTATGAAAAGCAGATACAACAGATATTACAAAATGCATCTAATCAACACAGATCGTTAACTCTTGGTGAGCAACAACAGATTAATTCAATACAGGATAAAATGAAAACTAATGCTATAAATAGTCTTTCTGAAAATGAAGTGCAAGCCAAAGTTATTTTACAAAGAATAAAGGATTATGGTACTAATATTACTGCACAGCAGGCCAGTGAAATCATAAAAAATGCTAATAAGCAGAGAGACGGATCTGTTAGTGCGGCTAATGACCAGTACAATAAGACTGTGGCAGATGTTATTAGAATGCGTGATGAAAGTCATTCTATTACGGCAGATCAAGCTAATAAATTGATTGCTGATGCTAAAAGGCAGAAAGATGATAGTATTAAGCATGCTGAAGAATTAAGGAATACAACTGTACAAAAAGTAACTAGCATGAATAGTGATGTAACCAAAAGCGTAGATACAACATCAGGTAATATGCTTACTAAATGGGATAAGCTAAAGAGATGGTGGGATGATTGGAAACCTGCAGTTAAAACTTTTGCATCAAGTGTATTGCAAAGCATAGGGAGTGGAGGAACTGTCCCAATAACTGCAAGAGCAAGTGGAGATAACAACTTCCAAGGAGGTTTAACGTACCTACATGATGAATTTCAGGGAGCATATGAAATATATGACCTTCCAACGGGTACTCGAATCTACAATCATGATGCTAGTGAAGATTTAGTTAAAAATACAGCAGCAGAAGTAGCTAAAAGTATATTTAATAGATATTCAGGTGGAGAGTCTACAAGCCAAGGAAATACAACAATAAACTTTAATGGCTCTTATAGTTTTGCTGATAAGAAAGATGTAGATTACTTTATGAATCAAGCTGCTGTATTGACACGAAGGAGGAAGTAACAATGTTAGTAAATAGTATAGATATAGCAACATTTAAAGCAACGCTACTTACTAAAGATATACAAACTGCTAATGTTGTTGTTTATGATAATTGGCTTAGAAATGCTTTAAAACCTTTGTATATGGGAAAACAAGAGCAATATAAGCAAATTAAATTAGGTTTGCTTGTAGAAGATATTAATGATGATTCGGCATTGACAGATATAAGTAACTTAGTTAAGCAGCTTGAAGAATGTACTATAAAAATTGATGAAATAAATTTTTATTATAATTGCTTAATTGTTAATAAAAGTAATTATAAAAAAGCTCCTGGAATATATACACTTGATGTTGAATTAAAGAGTGGCTATGCATATAAACCAGCAATTACAGAAACTATGAATCATGTTTCTAGCAAAACCATAAATGTACCTGGAAATTTAGCTACAGATGTAATAGTTACAGTAACAGTACCTATAGATACAATTTCCTTGACATTAACTGGGCTTAGTGAAGATCCTATAAAAATAAATAATCTTAAAGCTAATATTCCAGTAATTATAAGTGGAGAAGATGATACTGTGCTTCAAAGTGGAACTAATAAGTTCGGTGATTGTGATATATGGGAGTTCCCTAGTTTACAACCAGGAAGTAATACTGTAGGTGTAAGTACGGCTAATTGCGTTGTGCAAATTCAATATAAGCCTAGATGGATATAAAGAAATATTCTAAAGTTTCGACTATATTATAGGGTGATTTAATGGAATTTAAGGAAATACTAAAGATAATGAAAGCAGGTTTTATTGGTAAAATATATATAAATAAGTATATTCCA